AACTAAACAGCAGGCCACAACACTTAATGGATTGTTTGAGGCAATGAGTAAGGCAGCAAGCGCCCCAATTGAAGCTGTTAGAAACGGTTATCTGGAAAAATTAAACGTTAGCCAGGTCAACGATTTGACGCATGATGGTGCTAACCAACTGATCAGCCTAGTGACTGCTCAATTAAAAAAACAAAGTGAGAAGGGGAATTCAAATGATTAATCGAGTAGTTTTAACTGGGCGACTAACCCGTGACGTGGATTTACGGTATACGCAAGGCGGTGCTGCTGTAGCTACTTTCAATCTGGCCGTTGATCGGCGATTTACCAACCAACAAGGTGAGCGAGAAGCTGATTTTGTTAGTTGCGTTATCTGGCGTAAGTCGGCAGAAAACTTTGCCAACTTTTTCCACAAGGGTTCTCTTGTCGGCATTGAAGGACGTATTCAAACACGCAACTATGAAAATAAGCAAGGCCAACGCGTGTACGTCACAGAAGTTATTGTTGAGAACTTCTCGTTCTTGGAACCAAAGAACTCTACTGGCAACGGCAGTTATCAAAACAACCGGCCGCAAAATAATACGAGTGATCCGTTTGCTAACAACGCTGGCAATGTTGACATTCAGGATGATCAGTTACCGTTCTGATTTGAGGTGATTAAATGCAGCGGTCACGATCAAAATACTTTGAACGTAATGGCAAGTCATACTTGTTAGTTGAGCTTGACCACCAGCCTAATTTAGACCATATCGAGACCGTTAGCGGTTCGCGTGACCAACTTTACCTAGATTGGGAACTAGCCGACACACGCAAAGCTAGACCGCAACAACGGCGTCTATTCTTTGCCCTGCTAAATGATATTGCTGATTACTTCGTGGTGCCACAAGACTTCCTGAAAGCAATGTTTTATGGCCAATATCGTGAGTATACCAACGGTAATGAGATTAGCCTGTCAGACACGACAGAATCGTCTGTGAGCGATGCTAACGTGTTACTCGACCTAGTTATCGACTTCATGTTTACGTGGCGTGTGCCGCTCAAACAAGGCTATGAATTGCTACCGAGAGAGCAAGAGTATTACCAATATCAGTGTTGCCGCCATCGTCGGTGCATGGTGTGTGGCCGTGAACATTCGGATATTAACCACGTTGATACGGTTGGATCTGGTCGCGATCGGAATTATCTTGACCATACGCAACTACGAGTTAACTGTTTGTGTCGTGAGCACCATACAGAATGGCACAAAATCGGGCCAACAGCGTTTGGCGAGAAGTATCACATTCCAGTTGCTGGGATCAGGTTGGACGAAGAAACGTTGAGAAAGATTGGAGTTAGAGGAATTTATGGAAGTGACAATAACGCGAGTCAAAAAGTATAACGCAGCTTGGAATAACGTTGTCTCCGTAGATGGTGTACCGGTGGCCATCGCTAAATCAGCACATCGAGCTGGTCAGATTGCAGCATATATTCAAGGCTTGCCAGCTGAGGTTAATGACTTGTGGTTAAAACGTGAGCTTAACAAGCTACAAAAGTGATTTGGAGGAATTGTTATGGACAAACTAGAAAAGCCCAATTATTACGCTATCATTCCTGCAAGTGTTAGATATGATAATAATCTTCCGAGCAAAGCTTCTTTACTTTATGGAGAGATTACGGCTTTGTGCAATCAAAAGGGTTACTGCTGGGCAAGTGATAGCTACTTCGCCAATTTGTATGGAGTAGGAAAGTCAACTGTTCAAACTTGGCTCAAAGCTTTGGAAGACGATGGACATATTTCACGGGACGTTATTTATAAAGAGGGTACACGTGAAATTGAGCATAGGTATATCAGAATTTCGGTGGAGGGTATACCGAAAAATCAGGGTACCCCTATACCGAAAAATCAGAGAGATAATATTACAAGTATTAATACTACAGTTAATACTACAAGTAATAAAAAGAATAGTGCAGCTGTCGCTGCACATTCCTCAATTGAGTCTAACTTTGAGGAAATCTGGTCAGCTTATCCCAACAAAAAGGGAAAGAAGCAAGCTTTTAACCATTACAAAGCTTGGCGTAAAAAATCAGCAAAGCATTCCAACGATTATCTTTTCAGCCAGTTAAAACTGTACAAGCAATATATTGCTCAAAATAAAGATTGGTATCGCCCTATGGATGGATCAACATGGTTCAATGGCCGATTTGATGATGAGTATCAAGTATCGACTGAACCAAAACATGAGGGCCGCGAGTATTGGACGGGAGGTTAACATGGAGCACGTTACTTTTGACAAGGGATATATTCAACAACTGGCCCATGCCCACCATGTTGACCTAAACCACTTGCCGACTAAAGAAGAATTAGATCGTAAGACGGCCGAACAAGCAACTCAACAATTGAAACGGGACAAACTGGCCCGGTACTATAGCTACTCGGTCTGGTCAGGAAACATACCGCTAAAATTCTCGTTTGGCAACTGGGATATTGCTAAGCAGGACAATCCACACTTAGCTAAGTCACTAGGCAAAAAAGCATTCGTGTTGGCTAAGCAATTAGAAAACCAAAACTTTAACGTGGCTATGATGGGTGATCGTGGCGTTGGTAAAACGTCTTTAGCACTAGCTATGTTGGACCACCTGATGAGCCATGGACGTAGTGGCATGTTTGTATCAACTGCCGAGCTGCTAAGAATGGTCAATGACAAATATGAGGACACTTCAGTCCGTTCCAAACTACTCAACATAACGCGTTCAATGATTGAGGTTGATGTATTGGTACTAGATGATTTTGGCACAGAAGGCGGTATGACTGGCAACATTAAACCGGTTCATAAGGATCTGCAAGACATCATGTATCGGGTGTCTAACGCTAGAGTTGATTTTAATCACAACACCGCTAAAGGTATCACCATCATTACAACCAACAACACCAAAGGACAGCTAAAACAGATGTATGAAGGCAAGTTCATTGATCGCGTATATCCAGACAACCCGGAACAGCAACTTATTTTTGACGGCATGAAAGGGGTGCGTCACGTATGAGTGAATGTCCATTGTGTCATGGCACTGGCGTTTTTCACCACTGTACAGCAAGCACCGTCACAGCTAGCCCATGTCCCAATTGCAATGAAGCTTTAAAAGAACGGCGTAAACGTGAATTTGAAGAACTAAGGAACGAAGCAAAACGACTGTTGAGAAAGGGGTAGAGATTATGTCACCAAACAAGAAAATGGCGGCTGAAATTAGAGCTGCTTACGCCAATTATGGCGACGATCCAGATAAGTGGCCGGAAGATGTTAAAAAGAATATCCACGGTGAATTTGAGGAAGAACACACAGCAGAAAATAATGTGCTGCGCCACATGATTTTACACGGATACACTAGCGAATATATTGCACAAGAACGGTCAAAGTCACAGCATTATCTAAAGCAATTACGTCTCAGAATGGAAAACCGTGACGAATTGGATTACCAAGCCACACCAAATGAATTAACACAGTTGAAATACAACCTCGATCACATGAACAAGCCTAGCAATAAAGGAATCGCTAGTGCTATGGGCCGCGACAAAGATTGGGTGCGCTGCATACGAGAAAAGCTGCGGGAGGCAAGAAATGTTTAATTACAGCAGTGAAGTTAAGTGGATTAGAGTAACGGGTATTGATGGTAACTTAGTTTGGATCAATTTAGCAACCGTGGAAAGAATCTACCAAACTAGTGATGGTTCGACATTTGAATGTGCTGACACGGTTACTGAAACTACCGTCCCATTTGAAAAAATTCCCGACCTGTTGGGCGGAGATCTTAAATAAAAATTGAAGGTGGTCACAGGCATATTGAGGTGGCACCGAGTGATGTTGAGATTGGGAGGAAAAATGATGGTACCAAAATTTAGAGCGTGGGACGAAACGCAGCATAAAATGCTACAAATGGATAAATGGAATTTTCAACTTTGGCTGGCACTGAACGGCGCGCAGCATATCAACACATTATTTTGCAAGCCAATCAATCAAAGCAAGCCACGTTGGCGACGAGTTAAACGGCTATTGGAGGCACAGCATGACACACGAACAGATTGAGTATCGAAATTACGTGCTGCAAGGCATGGCAAGCTATGGCGGCGATGTGGCACAGGCATTAGTGTGGTGTGGCAATCACTTTACCAAGCTGAGCAACAGCCAGCGCAACGCGATTAATAAGTTGTCAGCAAAGGAACGCAACCAGGTTATCCATGAGCTGACGATGGTATTCATGTAGCAGGACACATGGATAAAACACGAGACACAATGAACGGCAACCAACGCATGCTGCTTCACTGTTTGGAATCATTGATACCAGAAAACAATGTATTGATGGGGATAGCTGAGTTTCAATCCAGATTAGGCAATCACAACGTGCCTAAGGAAGTTTACATCGCTTTGGGTATGCTGAGCAATGCGGAGATTACTAACGTGCTGCACGAGCTTACACGGCCATTTTAGGAGGTATGATGGGTGAAACGATCAACGATTAGAACGGTAGAGGATATTCTACGTGATTATCCCAAGATTGATAAGTACATTGAACAGCGCGAACAGGAGTTGCGCTATCCGGTAACGCCGGTTGATAAGAACGTTGGCGGTGGTCGGGCACAAAACGGATTTGACGATAGCGTAGACCGGTTAATTATCACGCTAGATGAGGACAAGCGGATCAACGCACTTAAGAGGCAACGTCAGGTTATCGATGACTGCTTAGATGAAGTGGGAGAAGATACCGAGATTATTATTGACGAACTGTATTTCAGAAAGCGGCCTCGATATACGATCGATGGGTTAATCACTAATGGATTGATCCATGTAAGCCGTAGAAAGGCATTTTATTTAAAAAAGCAGTTCATACATGATTGTGCTAAAGAATTAGGGCTGTATGATTTATGAAATCGTGCACTAATTGCGCACTTTCGACCCCTAGTTTGGGTGTAAATTGGTAACATAAGCGAATGATGAAATGGACGTGCATAGCTCAACGGAAGAGCAAAGAAGATACGGGTTCGACTCCCGTTGCACCAATAGCGGTGTGATCCAATGCACCGCAAACCTTCCTAATTATCACCTGTGTCTCCTCCAAACGGCTGGGTTCCTATTTCCTTCCCCAGCCATACATACAAGACGTAGCCGGTGCTGCGTCTTTTTTATTACTTGAAAGTGGGTGTGCAACATGATCAGGTTACTATTCATGATATTCATAGTGCTGTTGTTCGGTGAGCTGACTGGCCTGTGGTCAATCGCGCTAGGCATTCTGCTGCTGCCATTGTATCTGATTGCGTTTCTGGTTCTGGTGGCGCCACTGCTGGCGGTCGGGCATGACCTGTGGGACAACACCAATCATCACAAGCGTGGTGACGACTAATGCCATTAGTTCACCGCTGTGGTCAGCCCGGTTGCCGTGAGATGATACCGCTCAAGTATCGCTACTGCACCAAGCATTACAACGAACACTATCAAGCATACTTGCACCGGCACTCGACTGGTGTTGCTGCTCGCGCGTATGAGTATCACCGACGGCGACAGACCAAGCACTATGACACGACCAAACGTTTCGCTGAACCTGCTGACTCCCAGGACATTGCGGCTGACGACCTGGCAAAGAGTTTTGGCTTAAAAGTTTCGGCCAAAGATTCGGGCAAAGAGTTAGCACAAAGTTCACGGGCAAAGTTCTACCGTTCAAAGCAATGGCTCGCAGTTCGCTCCGCCATCTATAGCCGAGACATTGGTTGTTGTCAGGTGTGTGGCAGGTCAGAACAACGCATGTACGTTGACCATATCGTTCCGCTGCGGCTGTGCTCCGATAAGGAACGAGTTGCGAGTTCAAACCTGTGGACGCTGTGCGGAAAATGCCACAATAAAAAATCTCGCCAAGAAGCAAAGACGAGCGACAAGAAACTTCAAAGAATGAGCCGACTGGACTGGCAACGCGTCCTGAAAAATTAGGGGGCCGCCTAGGCCTGTACGGCCGTTCCGCATACCAATGGAGTCATCTTATAAAAATTTTCAATTTAAAAATCACTTTTGGTAAGGGGGTTAGATAATGACAGCTAAAAAGAAGAGCACACGGCTGAGTGCAACACCGCCTGACTATTTGCAAGGCATTGCGCGTGATATGTGGTCAGCCATTGTGCCAGTTTTGAACAAGCAAGACGTAAACGTTACTCAGCTTGACAGCAGTATCGTTGAAGCGTTTTGCATTAACTATCAATCCATGCGGGAAGCCTACGAGAACGTTTCTGAGAATGGCCAATCTAAGAAGGCCTACAAGACGACACTCAGCCCGGTTACCGGTGAAATTGTTGCAACTGATTTTGTCGGGTTTAAGCGAAACCCTGCGACTCAGATTTTAGATTCTGCTACCAGCCGCCTGAAACAGCTCGGCAATGAATTGGGATTGACACCGGCAAGCCGACAAGAATTAATTCAGTCGGCCGGCACTGACGGTGACGAAAATGTGGCTGCGGATTTAGCTAAGTTCTTCGGTAAAAAGTAGCCAGATAGAAAGGGGTGAGCACCGTTGAAAAAGATTGATATTTCCAAGACAAAAGACGTTGCTCAGGCGTGTTCTGACGCAGCGTTCAATGATTTACGTGGTCACTTCACCGACCCCGGCACTGAGTACGCCTTCAAAGTGCTTGATGGAAAAGAGGTTACTGGCTATTTAATGAAGCTCGCGGCATTCCGCCACTTGCGTGATTTACAGCGGCAGGGCCAACCTGATTTTCCGTTTGTCTATGATCCGGACGCTGTGAACAAGGCACTGCTTTTTGCAAGTGTCACCCCTGACGTTGACAGCGGTGACCCGGTTCACTTGCTCGGTTGGCAGCAGTTTATCATGGCCCAGTTGTTCGGCTGGAAGACCAAGACGGGCGGCGTTAGATTTACCAAGTCGCTAATCTCAGTTGGTCGGGCGCAAGGCAAGACGATGATTGCCGCGATTATCATGGCATACACATTTCTGCTTGACTCGTTAGGCCTGTCCAACCAGGACTATCTGGTTGCGTCAATCAACTGGAAGCAAACCAGCAAACTACTCGGCTACCTCAAAACAATGTTGCGCAAGGTCACTGAGATTGAGCCATTCAAGACGCTGGCCAAGCAATCTGGTCTCATGCTCCAAAACGACCAGATCATTATGAAGAAAAGCAACAACGTCATTCGGGCCGTCAGCTTTGAGTCGGGCCAATTCGATAGTTTCCATTTCCGTACTGCAATCGTTGACGAAGTCGGGGAACTTAAGAATCGGGCCAAGACATCTAAGATTCTATCCGGTCAGATTAAGATTGCCGACCGGCGGTACATTCAAATTTCAACGTCATACCCTGACCCCAAGGTACCATTCTATGACGACCAGCGAATGATGACAAAAGCCATGGAAGAAGACTATAAGCGGGAAGCCGACACTTACCTGTGTCTGGTATGGGCGCAAGACGACCTCAAGGAAACTCAGAAGCCTGAGACCTGGGCTAAGAGTAACCCGTTGCTAAACTCGCCTGAGCAGAAACGTGAGCTTCTCGGTGGTCTGATTGACAAGCGCGACAGCGATATGCTGGCCGGTACGATTGGCGACTTCCAAACTAAGAACATGAATATGTGGCTCAACGAAAAAGAGAACCGTTACCTGGACTTGAAGGACATCAACGCTTCAATCATTCCACGTGACAGCTTCAACATTGCTGGCCGGGAAGTCTACATTGGCTTTGACGCTTCACAGTACAGCGACGACACCAGCCTAGCATTCGTTTTTCCGTACACCGACGAGGACACGGGCGAGCACAAGTTTCATGTCTACCAGCATTCCTTTATTCCTACGTCACGGACGCAACAGAGCATTGCCATCAAGGAAAACCAAGACGGCATTGCCTACCGGGAAGAGGAACGCCGCGGGTTCGCGACCATCTCGCACACGGTCGGTGGCGACATTGACTACTCAGACGTGTACAACTGGTTGCTTGATTTTGTGGAAGCTAACAATCTGAAAGTTCAGTCATTCCTGTACGACCCATGGCGCGACAAAGTCTTTATCTACAAGCTAGATCAAGAAAATAACTGGTTGATTGAACCGGTTCGCCAAGGGACTAAATCACTTGATGAGCCAACCTCGTTCTTCCGCCACGAAATGCAAAACGGTCACATCACCATGTTTGATGATCGGGTAATGCAGGCCGGCATGACCAACGCCGTTACGCTGGTTGATAACAACGGTATCAAAATTGACAAGAACCTTGCCACCGACAAAATCGACTGCGTGGACGCCATCATAAACTGTTTCTACGAAGCCATGCTTCACTTTGAAGGCGTATCACGGGACGACCGCGGCACCGATGACCCATTTGCCGGTTGGAAACAAGACGACATCAACAGCTTCTACAAAAATTACAGCTTCTAGGGAGTGACGACATGGACAAATTTTTAAAGCGACTGGGAACGGTACTTGAGACAATCGGCAATGCAATGCCTGCGGTGGTCTACATCTGCGGCATTATCACGCTGAGTATGGGCGTTGGTGAGTACAGCGCGCCAGCTGGTGACATCGTACTAGGTGTTTGCCTGATTGTGAGTGCCTTCCTGTTCGGCAGTAGCGACTGAAAGGGGGTGAAACGATGAAGTTCACTAATCCATTCAAGCGCCGGTTCAGTAATCGGGCGTGGGTGCCCAGTTCTGATTACCAACCATTCCTGATTGTGAACGGCCAGGTCGTCAAGTCGGCCAGCTACGCCACGGTCAGCGCCGCCCTCAAGAACTCAGACATATACAGTGTGGTCAACTTAATTTCGGCGGACGTTTCCAGTTGCAAGTTTGTATCTGCCAACGACTTCCTGCTGCATAAGCTGAACGCGCCTAATCCAGTCATCAACTCATATAACTTTTGGCAATCCGTCACCGGGGCGCTACTGCTAAACGGCAACGCCTACGTGGTTATTAACCTGGACGCCAGCGGCCGCCTGCACCACTTTGAGCAGGTAACGCCGCCGCAGGTTCAAATTATCGTTGACGACGGTGAGCAAAATGTTAACTACAAGGTTACGTACTATGACAATCGGGGCACGGTAACGATCCCCGCCGGTCAAATGCTGCACTTTAAGCTGCTGTCCAACTTGAGTGACAACAAGTTTATCGGCGTCAGTCCCCTACAATCGTTGGTCGGCGACCTGAACATTCAGGACAAAGCCAATGACATGGCGTTGAAGTCACTGAACCAGGCTATTCGGCCAAGCGGTATTCTCACGCTTGCTGCTGGTGCGGTTGACCCCGAAGCCAAAGAGAACGTTCGCCGAGAATTTGAACGAGCTAACTCAGGGGCAAATGCCGGCCGGGTCATGGTCATGGACCCCACGGCCACGTACTCAACGCCGCAGATTGACAGCAATATTGCTAATCTGCTGAACTCGGTCAGCTATACGCGTAACCAGGTGGCCAAGGCGTTTGGGGTGCCGCAAGACTTCTTAAATAACGAGTCGGCCCACAGCAACATTGACCAAGTTCGTTCGACCTACTCGCAGGCGTTGAACAAGTACATTTACGCCTTGAGCAGTGAGCTGACCATGAAGTTAGGTGTTGGCGTTGACCTGGACATGCAACCGGCGATTGACCCTGACTACAGTCAGTACGCCGCCACCATTTCAGACTTGACCAAAAACGACGCCTTAGAGGGCGTACAAGCAACTCATATTCTTAAGTCAGTCGGGTTTATCCCGGCAGACACACCAGATTTTGACGTAGGTAATGACCCAACGAAAGGGGGTGAGTAAATGACAATCAAACTTACTGGTGACGTAGTAGACAACGAAACTGCCAGCTTTTACAACTGGTTTGGCATGGACAGTATCAGCCCCGCCGCGGTTAGCGACGCGCTTACTGCCGCTGATGGTGCCGATGTTGATGTGGCCATTAGCTCCTACGGCGGTGACGTGTTCGCGGCTAGTGACATCTTTACCGAGCTGAAAGATTACTCTGGTAAGGTCAACGTTACGGTCACGGGCATTGCGGCTAGTGCGGCCAGCGTTATCACCATGGCCGGCGATACCGTTTCAATGTCGCCAACGGCGCAACTCATGATCCATAATGCCAGTTCTGCCATTCAAGGCGACACCAAGGCAATGAGTCATGAAGCGGGTGTTCTGGACAATATCAACAAGTCAATCGCCAACGCTTATGTGGACAAGACAGGCATGGCCAAGGACGACCTGTTGGACTTGATGAATAAAGAAACGTGGCTCACAGCCGAGCAAGCCAGGGAGTATGGCTTTGCCGACAAGATTTTGTTCGCTGACTCGGCTGACACGCTGCAAGCCGTTGCGTCCGCGTCTTCTATCCCGGCCAAGTCGGCTGTCGCCAAGTTTAGAAACATGCTCGCCACCGACAAGAAGCCGACGGTTAAGCCAAAAGCTGAGCCGGTTCACGATAGCTTACTGCAACAGAAATTAAATATTTTGAGAGGTGTAAAGTAATGAATTTATCTGAAATTAAGGACGCCATGACGGACTCACAAGAAAAGTTGACCGCCATCAACGCCAAAATCACTGAGGGCTTACTTGATGACAAGTTTAGTCCCGAAAACATGGCCGCATTGAAGTCTGACCGCGATAATGAACAAGCCCGTTTTGCCGAATT